GACTAGAAAGGGTATTGAGTGCATCCTGTAGTGTTAGAATGGAAGCAAAAGAAGAAGCACGATAGTCATTATTGATATACTCCACGAAGGGGACGCTGTTGAATGGATGGCTCTTTTGGGCTTCAATTACCCTAAGTTTAGCAAACCCATCATCCAGCTTGTATACAGTAACAGTAGAAGGAGTCCACAATTCGACGGTGTACTCTGGTTCAGTGGGATCATACTTATAGTAGCGAATGACGGAATTAAGTTCTTGCTCAATATCCTTGTTATATACAAAGATCGTGGAACGATAATCAACATTGGCAAACCGAATGAACCCACGCTGATCGATGTAGAGCTGTTCGGCAGAAGCACCCATGATATTAGCATACTGATTATTAGCAACATCAACATCGTGGGCATCAGTATAGTCCATAATGAACTTAATTCCATCAAGCAGTGCCTGATTCTTTGATTTATACTGTACTGGCTTACCTAGTAGATAGGTATTATAGAAGTCAACAATCACCTGACAGTAATTTTCCACTACTCTATTGCAGGGCTGGGTAGCATCCACACGGGGCTTCATCATAATGTCTTGCTGGCCCTGATAATACTGATCTAGGCGAGTAAAGGTAGCATTTTGAACCTTCTTAACGCCAATCATGTTAATAATATCAGTGGGAGTTGGTACTTTACCGGCAGGATAGTAAAAACTTTTATTGTAGGTATCACTAATCACATACATATAGTCCTCCAAATAAACAAAAAATATATAAAATTTGTGGGTGGCATATACGCCTATTTTCACACACACACATGATCCTACCCCCTTATTATAGTATCACATTTCTATCAATTTGTCTACAAACCCAAAGCATTCTTACTTATTGTTCTAATCCTTCTGTTCCTTCTATATGGTTCAGTAGCATAGCGCAAAGCGGCCATTGCATCATCATTTACTTCTAGTGGTTCATCTATGTAGTTACCATTAGGGTCTTTCTTCCATCGCCATTGCTGTATTTCCTTATAGGTATTTACACAGGAAGTATCTATGTATATGTGTCGTTGCTTCAAGTAGTCTATTTGTGCTTTGATACAGCCTTTATCTTTAACAACACCTTGCGCTCTATAACCAGCATTTCGCCATTCTTTTATTCTATCAGGCTCCGCACTGTCACAATACATTATGTAGTTCTTTGGAAAATCAGGTGCAAGCTCTATTAGTTCTGTTGTGTACTTGTTGTATTCATAAAGCTCTTTAATAATATACATCTGATCGTCTTTGTAACCCGCGAGCAATAGGGCATTGGCATGATTAAATCCAAAGTCTTGAGCCATTAGCACGGCATCATAATCATTTAGATGCTTATTGACATCCATTTGTGTATAATTAGTAAGTATATTGCCACCAATATCACCCCATTCACCTAAACCATATACTCTATAGCCTTCTGGATCAATCATAGAGCGACGTTTCATGCGTTCTGCATAAGCATCGTCTATAAAGTTGTTATCCAGATATGTTGAATGGTGCTTTAGTATCTGTGGACTACTTCTATCCCATAGATTTAGCTTAATCCAGTGTTGTGCATGAATGGGATTAAATGACAGGGTAATTTGGTAGTAAACATTATCGGGTAAAATACCGCGTAATCGATCATCTAGTATCTCAAAATCGCTTGCTTTTAGTTCCGTAGCTTCTTCTACCCATATCCATGTTAATTTACCCTCTAGCACTGTCACTGATTTAATACGTTCTAGCGCCCTTTTGTCATTACAGCCCCTAAACAAAATGGTATTTCCAGTAGCAGTACACTTCATGTGCATAGGATTAGTAGTTACAACCCACAAATGGGCTAATCCTAGTTTGTAAATAGCGGAATTAAGCTCTGCAAAGGTACTATCCTTATTGGATGCTTCTGTCGCGCGTACTACTAATAGGTTTGCCCCCTTGTATTTTAGGTTAGATAGTTTTAATATATAGTCCATAGCCAAATTTACGGATTTTCCGCTACCGGCTGAACCTTTCAGAATCCGATACCGGCACTTCGATTCATTGACTTCGCGGAATATCTTATTAAATTCAGCCCTAGTTACTGCCATTTTACTTATACTCCACAGTGACGTGAACTGCTTGCATAGATCGCTCATCGACATTCTGCAAATCAGGCAATGTTTTATCAAGGATGAGCTTTACCGCGTCAAGACGGACTCTCTCCTTATTTGATTCTAACAGCCCCTTTAGCTTGTTTAATGCCACGGGGATCAAGTCTCTGAAAATAATGTTAGCGCGGGAAGCCAGGGCTTCGCGCCATTCGTCGGTATTCTTCCACTTGGCTAGGGTGGAGGTGCTTATGTGAGACATTTCTGCTATCTCACGGTCGGTGTATTGACCCATAACAGCTAATTCTATAGCCTGAAAGAACTTAGCGTCATTAGCAACAGTATTAGTAACCATACCCATATCGTTCTCCTTTTCACAGGTGGCGGGGTTGCGCAACCTCAATAAAAGTCCTATACAAATTCTAATGCTAGTGAAACTTTTGAAATAAGGGTAAGGTTGCGCAACCCTCGCCACCCATCCCCACAAAGTAGCCCTAGCATCCACCCAGCGTGGAAATCCGTTGGTTATTATCTAGTTCAACCGCCCCGGATAGCCACATATCTAGTGTTTCAGGCATAGAATACCATACTCCACCAATTTTTATAGCCACTAAAGACCCTTCTTTGATTGCCTTCTTCCAATAATAGCGCATCAAATCAGGGCAATAGGTCGTAATTCGTACATAACCTTCTGGAACATCATCTTTTTTTAGCCTTTTTTCCTGTGGTTCATAACTTCCCCACCTGTTTTTACCTCTATTCCTTCTCCACTTATCATAATCAGGCGAAGTAATGTTCCTCCAACTCTCCAGCGTGGGGGATGACATATCAACCTACCATATCTTTAATGAACATAATAAGTTGTAACGCTAGAACGGGGTATAATAGCCAGTAAATCTTATGGAGTTTCTTAATTTCAATCTGAATATCCTTTACAGCAACTTCCATAAACTCGTTCGTACCCGCTTTTACTTCTTGTTTAGGATAAGGTATCATCATTTCTTGCCCCCATTCTTATACTTTTCCAGGGCTTCCCCATACTTATCAACCAGAAGCGTGGGTTCATTTTCTTCTTCGATGACTGCCGGATTTCCGGGTTTTACCGTAGTTCTAAACGACGGTATTCCGGGTTTTACCGAAGTTCTATTGTTAATGTAGTCAGCGATACTCTTTAGTAGTTTGTCGTCCATAGTTTCCTCCTATATAAAGGCGATAGGTTTTTCCTACCCCCTCGGCAACTTATTCCTTGTCCTCTTTGAGCATAATACCAAGCCAAATCTTAGTACCATGCCTATTAACCTTAACAATACCATCCATTCCGGCAATGCTATTATTAAAGTCGGACATATTCTTGGTGAAGTAGGTGTTGTTCTTGCAGAACTCCTTGAATTCGTGATAGAGTCTACCAGAAGGAACTTCAACCTTCACTTTCTCTCCACACCTATCCTTGTAAGTCTCTGCAATAAAACACTTCTCATTGATAAACTGAGCAACATAATCTTCATCATCACGATATTCAGCGGTGGCTTCCTTAATGCTAGATGGGGTCTTGAGCTTACAACCATTACGAATGAACTTCCTAGCACCTTCAATAATCCACATAAGAATACCATCGGCTTCTTCTTCAATAATGCTAGAAGCAAAGGAAGTATCCTTTTCCTTATCACTAAACTTGTATTCAAACGGTACATTCTTAATTCGCCGCCAAGTACCATAATCACTGCTTCCAATCCTGGGCTTGTGGTTAGTAGAATAGAACGTAGTATGGGAAGGATCAAACTGTTCTGGCATTGCATAAAGCCTTCGTGCAGACTGTCTTTCATTGGAACTAAGCCGCTTCAAGCTCTGCGTGGATAACCTATCGCCTTCCTCGGTTTCACTGATAAATACAATGCGCTTTCCACGAACTTCAGCAAAATCAGGAGGAGTCTTTCCATCCTTAGTAGCCTTGATAACATCAGGCTGTAGAGTAATGGCATAGTCATTAAAGATAGCGGAAAGGATATTAGCGATGGTACTCTTACCATTGGAACCATTACCAATCATAAAGATCATAGCTTCTTCATAGACCTTACCAACTGCGGCCATACCCACGGCGGTTTGAAGGAAGTCTTTAATATCCTCGGGAAGAATCTTATCCAAGAAAGCATCCCATCGTGGGCATTTAGCTTCTTTGTTATATGAACCAGAAGCAATGTTAGTGCAGAACTTCTTAGGATCATGCTTCATAAGTTCACCAGTCTTTAGATCAACAATACCATTGCGAACATTAAGAAGCATAGGATCAGTGTCAAACTCATCAGCAGAACGAAGGGAAGATGACTTTGCAAGTTTAACCATATTGCTAATACCACGCTCGCTTCGCATCTTCTTATTGTTAGCTTCCATAGCCTTCACAAGAGTAAGATCAACGCCGGGTGCTTGCTTATATTCCTCGACCTTGATCCTATTAAGATCGGCTAACTCTTTGGCCTTTTCCTGTACCACATATTCAGCTCGCTTTTCCCACTTCTGCCCATTCCAATGTACCCACATATTCCATTCGGGAACGAAGATAAGTTCATCTGCATAGGTATCAGAAAACATATTGGAGTTACCAATATCATCGAAGGTATAACCAACGTAGAATGAACTGATAGCATTCTGAATGGTATTGTAGATGTAATCTTCTCTAGCAGTAATCTTCTCCTTGTGGTAATTATCTTTGCTCTCAAAGTGTGGGGAAGCAAGAAAAATGTCCTTAATCTTCTGCTCATTCCGTCCACAATAACGAACAAGATAATTGATAAGAGCCATGTCATCACGAGATTCATCACCATAAGGACGCTTGCCATTATACACTGCCGCAAACTTATCATCATTCTTTAGAGCATCATCAAGACTCTGTCTTTTCTTCTTATGGCTTTCTGCCTTATCCTTAGCGGCTACCTTTTCAAGACTGATTTCCCTTTTTAGATAGGTCTTAGCAACTCCATCCAACCCATCCTTATCTGTGGTAATCTTCATGCCATTAAACCAGTCACCACTCAAAGTGAAGTATCGACCATCTTCATAGACCTCAAGATCAAATGGGCCATCAGCAGGAGAGCGTGTCTTATAGCCCTTGGGAACATCCTGATTGAGAAAAAGGAAATGGCACCCATCGCCACTCACGGAGAATTCCCCATAAGTCTTGATAGGCGCCGCCGCCATTTCTGCTTCTGGATTAGTAAAAGTGCGAGTGAGCGGGTCTACAACATGGTCAAAATCGACCCCAACAACTTTGGTGCCGAAATGATCGCCTAATATGATACCAATTCCATCAAAGTTTGATCCACTTTTGTCAAATGCCTTTAGAGTATCATGGAAAGTACACCAAGTAGATGGATCGGTGCTTTTAGCAGAAGAACCATCCTTCTGCTTAGGAACCTTAGTCCACTTATCATCACGAAGAACCCTCTTATACAACACAAAGCGTGGGGTATCAAGAATATCCCCAAATCCAGCATCATTGAGAGTCTTAGTCAAACTTCTAGTAGCACCTGAAATCATGTAGTCCTCCTGTTGACCCACGGGCGAGGTCTTTATTGTGAATATAATATCATAAATATCAAAAAATGTCAACCCCCTATAAAGTAAGGGGAAC